GACATTTTCCGCGCCCCTCCTTGATATTTCCCCGGGGGGAGTTTTTGGGGGCATGTTTCCAGATGCGTATTGATATTTAGCTGTACTGTTTAAAGGGACGTAGGTTTTCTTAAGTGCATCATTTGCTTTTTCTGCTTTTAGTTAAGTGGCATCCTTTCAATCAAATGGTTTTTCTTGCGTAACCTCCTTTTTGTTTTTTATCTCTTTCTTATGGGTATTCCTCCAAACTTCCTCCTACGTCCTTTTAAACAGTACAGCCTCTAAAAAGTATAGTAAAAGTATATTTCTTTTAACAAATTCTCATATAGTTCTAAAAGAAAGGAGTGATAATTGTAATGGGACGAGTAAAAAAGTATACCGAAAATAATGTCGAAGAATCGTGTCAGCCTGTTTTTACACCAGAAGCAAGAGAGAATCAATTGATTGCACTCGCAGAAAGATTGGCGGAGCAGCAATTAAGAGATGGTACAGCTTCTCCAACAACAATTAATCACTACTTAAAGCTTGGAGCAATGAGAGAACGCGATCGTTTAGAAAAAGAATTGTTAGAAAAGCAAGTTCAGTTAGCAAGTGCGAAGACAGAAGCGATTCAATCAACAAAACGAAGCGAAGAACTTTTCGAGAAAGCAATTCTTGCAATGAAAGAATACAGTGGGATGGCTACAGAAGATGATGACTTCTTATAAAACATATTCAGAACTTATAGAACTAGATTCATTCGAAAAAAGATTTGAGTATTTAAAACTTGACGGAAGTGTAGGTAAAGACACATTCGGATACGATAGATATTTGAACCAACAATTTTACAGATCAGCAATTTGGAAAAAAATTAGGAACGAAATAATTTTAAGAGATAACGGTTGCGATCTAGGAATTGAAGGACATGATATTTTCGGAAAAGTTTTCATTCATCACATGAATCCAGTTGATGTGTCTGACGTTTTAGACCAATCCGAAATTTTATTGAACCCAGAATTCTTGATCTGCGTTTCTCAATTAACTCACAACGCAATTCACTACGGAAGTTTTGAGCTCTTACCAAAAGACCATCAAGAGCGAACTCCGTTTGACACTTGTCCTTGGAGGAAAACTTAATATGGAAACTAGTATTCTAATAACAATAAAAAAGTTGTTAGGTATAACTTCCACAGATACAAGTTTTGACACAGACATAATTGTTTCAATAAATTCTGTGTTCTCAATTTTATGTCAGATGGGAGTTGGCCCCGAAACAGGATTTAAGATTACTGGCACAACAGAAACTTGGAATTCTTTTATCGGTTCAGCAACAACTTTGGAATTAGTAAAATCTTACATCTACATGAAAGTAAGAAAAATGTTTGACCCACCGCAAAGTGCGACAGTTGCAAACGCAATTGACGAAACTATTAAAGAACTCGAATGGCGATTGAATACAATCGTAGATCCCGGAAAGGAGAGTTAGCCATGGAACCAGAAGTAAAGTATTTAGAGCATAGTGGAATATTGGGAATGCATTGGGGATTAAGAAGATTTCAAAATCCAGACGGATCTCTGACTCCTGCCGGTAAAGAACGTTATGCAAAAGAAAGATCTAAATTGGATTCTAAGTATGGAATTACAAAGAAACAAGGCGATTATATAAAAGGCCAAAGTAACAAAGCAAAAAGAGAAAAAGAAAAAGCAAGTAATGAAACGGAAGAAAAACCAAAAAGAAAAGCTCTGTCAGAAATGACGAACGACGAAATAAACGAAGCTTTGACAAGATTAGATCTTGAAAAAAAATATTTAAAAGCAATAACGCCTGAAGAAGTAAAAGAAGCAGAGACCGGATTAAAAAAGTATGCTAAAACTTTTGGTGCAAATATGTTAGAAACATTAGTCAATGAAGGCAGCAAAAAATTAGCATATGCGATGATGGACGCTGTTTCTAATAAAAGCAAAAAACCTCGTATGGATGAGGACCAAATAGATAAAATGTTATCACTTATGTCAAGCAAAGATATAGCAAATGCAAACAACAGAAAGAGAGCAGAAGATGAATACAAAAATTTGTTTTACGGTATAAAATCTAATTCTGGAAACAATAACAACAATAACAACAATAAGAAAAAAAATAAGGACAATAATGGATGAGTTTATCAAATGTTGCTACGCCTATTTACTATGGGCAATTTAGAGATGCGGTTCTTCGAGGAGACATTCCGGTCAATGCAGAAATCTCAATGGAGATGAATCGAATAGATGCTTTAATAAAAAACCCAGCAATCTATTACGACGACGAAGCCATTAATGGTTTTATTAAGTACTGCGAAAACGAACTCACGTTAACTGACGGATCTGACCTTGCTTTACTTGACACATTCAAGTTATGGGCTGAGCAAATATTTGGATGGTACTATTTTGTTGAGAAATCTGTTTATCAGCCAGACGCAGAAGGACATGGTGGACACTTTGTAAAGAAGACAGTTAAGAAAAGACTTATTAATAAGCAATACTTAATCGTAGCTAGAGGTGCTGCCAAATCGATGTACGCTTCGTGCATTCAAAGTTTCTTCCTAAATCTGGATACCTCAACAACTCACCAAATTACAACAGCTCCAACGATGAAGCAAGCAGAGGAAGTTGTATCCCCGATAAGAACTTCAATTGTTAGAGCAAGAGGCCCGCTGTTTCAGTTTCTTACAGATGGGTCAATGCAGAATACCACAGGCCCAAAGTCGAACAGAGTTAAACTTGCGTCTACTAAAAAAGGAATTGAAAATTTCTTGACCGGTTCGCTTCTTGAAATCAGACCTATGAGCATAAACAAGCTTCAAGGATTGAAATGTAAAGTCGCGACTGTTGACGAATGGCTTTCTGGAGACACACGCGAAGACGTTATAGGCGCCATAGAACAAGGCGCTTCCAAAAACCCCGACTACTTAATTGTCGCTACCAGCTCAGAAGGAACAGTCCGAAACGGAGTTGGAGACACAATCAAAATGGAGCTAATGGACATCCTTCGTGGCGAGTATGTCAACCCGCATGTCTCGATTTGGTATTACAAGTTAGACAATGTTGATGAAGTTGGCGACCCGAACACATGGCTAAAGGCTAATCCGAATCTTGGAAAGACGGTCAGTTACGAAACGTATCAGCTAGATGTGGAAAGAGCAGAGAAAGCACCGGCGGCAAGAAATGATATTCTTGCAAAAAGGTTCGGTATTCCTATGGAAGGCTACACATACTTCTTCTCTTATGAAGAAACGATCCCCCATAAGAAGAGCGATTATTGGCAAATGCCTTGTGCGTTAGGAATTGACCTTTCACAAGGTGATGACTTCTGTGCATTCACATTCATGTTCCCACTTGGTGAAGGAAGATTCGGTATTAAGGTTCGAAGTTATATTTCATCCCTTACACTTTCTAAACTGCCGGGAGCTATGCGTCTTAAGTATGACGAGTTCATGCAAGAAGGCAGCCTGATTGTTTTAGAAGGAACAGTTTTGGATTTGGAAGAAGTCTATGAAGACATTGACAACCATATAAATGATATGGGATATGACGTTAGATGCTTAGGTTATGACCCGTACAACGCTCGTTCATTTATAGAAAGATGGGAAAGTGAGAATGGCCCGTTTGGTATTGTCAAAGTTATACAAGGAGCAAAGACCGAGTCAGTCCCATTGGGAGAACTCAAGAAACTTTCAGAAGAAAGACTTCTGCTATTCGACGAGGAGCTTATGTCATTTGCTATGGGTAACTGCATTACATTAGAAGACACTAATGGCAATAGGAAACTACTCAAAAGACGTTACGATCAAAAGATCGATAATGTTTCAGCAATGATGGACGCATTTATTGCATACAAACTTAATAAAGATGCGTTCGAATAGGAGGCACTATGGAAGAATACTTAGAGCATCACGGTATATTAGGAATGAAGTGGGGCGTTAGACGTTTTCAGAACGAAGATGGAACGTTGACTGAAGCAGGAAAAACACGATACTCTGATTCTCAGCGAAAAAACAACGGAAAAGAATTGAATCAAGCGATACGGATAAGCAAAAAAAATAGCAAAAATGGAAAACCATCTGCTAGAGAAGTTTATAATACGTCATCTACCATGAAAAAATTTATGGATATGACTAGAGAAGACTATAAACTTAGAAATGATATCTATGACAAAAAAATCGATGTCCCAGATAACATTAAAAACTTAGGCGACTTTTTTGACGATGATGCAATATTTTATGGTTATGGAGATCAATTTGCAAAAATAATGCGACAAAAAGCATCAGATCTTGTTTATGACAAATCGGACGTGGACAAAATAATGAAACTCGTTGAACTAGCAGATTGGTCAGAAATGACAGATACATACCATGACAAAGCTTGGCTGTATTGGCATTAATAAAGTAAAGGAGGAAAATCAAAATGCCTGAATCTTTAGGCTCCAGGCTTAAACATGCTTGGAGCGTATTTATGAATAGAGATCCTCCGGACAACTCTTTTTCGAACGATACATATAATCCTTATTTCTTTACGGATATAGGCATGGCCAGTTCAATAAGGCCTGATCGCTTTAAATTTTCGAGAGGAAATGAGAGATCTATAGTTAATAGCGTATACAACAGAATAGCCATGGATTGCTGTACAGCATCCATAAATCATGTAAGACTGGATGAAAATAGTCGGTTTATAGAGACTATAAATTCTGGTCTTAATTATTGTTTAACAATTGAAGCTAATAGAGACCAAACCGGTCGAGCGTTTTTGCAAGACATAATAATGTCTATGTTTGATGAAGGCTGTGTGGCAATTGTCCCAGTTGAAACATCCGTGAACCCTCTTTTTAACGCTTCATTTGACATCCATGAGTTAAGAACTGGGGAAATAGTTGAATGGTATCCCGCTCATGTTAAGGTCAGAGTATATAACGAAAAAAGCGGAAAGCACGAAGATGTTACATTGCCAAAGTCTGCGGTAGCTATAGTCGAGAATCCATTTTATTCAATCATGAATGAGCCCAACTCAACACTTCAAAGATTAATTAGGAAGCTTAATTTGTTGGATGTAATCGATGAACAAAGTGGCTCTGGCAAGTTAGATCTTATTATCCAACTGCCATATATAGTAAAAACCGAAGCAAGAAAACAGCAAGCTGAAAATCGTAGAAAAGACATTGAAATGCAGCTTACTAGCTCCAAGTATGGAATAGCGTATACCGATGGCACAGAGAAGATTACACAATTGAATAGGTCTGTCGAGAATAAACTCATGGAACAGATCGAGTATCTTACAAACATGCTTTATAGCCAACTAGGTATAACCACGAGCATTTTGGATGGAACAGCTGACGATAAGACTATGTTGAATTATACAAATAATACAATAGAACCAATATTGTCAGCAATCGTAGACGAAATGAAGAGAAAATTCCTTACTAAGACCGCACGATCTCAAAAGCAATCAATAGTATTCTTTAAAGATCCGTTCCGATTAGTCCCAGTTGCGCAATTGGCGGAAATTGCCGATAAGTTTACTCGAAATGAAATAATGTCGTCGAATGAACTTAGACAAATAGTAGGTCTCAAACCGGTCGATAACCCAAAAGCAGATGAACTTAGAAATAAGAATCTAAATACCGGCGACGGACAAACATTTGCTACAACTGATGGCGAGGAGGTAGAAGAAAGACCAAATAATACGAGGATGATATCTGAATCTTCAACTAGTATCCTCGACAGGAAAATATCGGATTTCGGATAATAAGGATAAATAAAAGAAGGAGAATTCAAAATGAGCCTTAATTGTGACTTTAGTGGCTGGGCTACTAAAAACGATCTGAGATGCTCTGACGGAAGAACAATCCTTAGAGACGCATTCAAAGAGAATGACCAGAAGACAGTGCCGCTAGTGTGGAATCATCAGCACAACGACCCGAACAACATCCTTGGTCATGCAGTTCTCGAGAACAGAGACAATGGCGTTTACGCATATTGTTTCTTCAATGAGACGGACAATGCTAAGTCTGTTAAGGAAATGGTAAGACACGGTGACCTTAAGTCCCTGTCAATCTTCGCCAATCAGCTCAAACAGGACGGTTCAAAAGTCGTGCACGGCATGATTCGCGAAGTAAGTCTTGTTGTTGCTGGAGCAAACCCAGGTGCATTTATTGATTCCGTTATGGAACACAGTGATGGTACTGACGAAGCAGCCGTTATTTACTACGGTGAAAACAAAGCTACCATCGATGAACTCGAGCATGCTTATAAGGAACCAGCAGAGGAAAAACAACCCGCTGAAGAATCTATAGAGCACGCCGAAGCAGATGGAACAGCAAAAGAAAAAACTGTCAAAGAAGTTCTTGACACATTAAATGAAGAGCAGAAAACTGCTTTTTATGCTGTCGTCGGAAGTCTTTTAAAAGCTAAAGAAGGCGGAGACGATGAAGAAACAAATGACGAAGGAGAAAAAGACATGAAGCATAATGTTTTCGATTCCGATAGCAAGAATCCGGAAAACGTTCTTTCCCATGCAGAAATGCAGGAAATCATTAGCGATGCACAGCGCGGAACACTGAAAGAGGCTGTCCTCGCACACGGTATTGACCAGATTGACATTCTCTTCCCCGATGCACAGAATGTTACAAAGACCCCGCAGTGGATTAAGAGAAAAGACGGTTGGGTTTCCAAAGTTATGGGCGGAACTCATCACACACCGTTCTCACGCATTAAGAGCCTCTTTGCTGACATCACAGCTGATGAAGCACGTGCAAGAGGTTACATGAAGGGCAACCGCAAGGAAGAAGAAGTCTTCACTCTCTTAAAGAGAATAACTGAGCCTCAGACTATTTACAAGAAACAGGCATTCGACCGTGATGACGTTATCGACATCACTGACTTTGACGTTGTTTCATGGACAAAGGCTGAAATGCGCGGCATGCTCGACGAGGAAATCGCTCGTGCAATTCTTATCGGTGACGGACGTAGCTCCGCTTCCAACGACAAAATTAAGCCCGACCGCATTCGTCCTATCTGGACAGATGACGACCTTTATACAATTAAAGCTGCTGTTACTGTTACCGCTGGTTCAACAGACGAAGCAAAAGCAAAGGCTTTCATTAGAGCTTGCAAGAAGGCACGCAAGGACTATAGAGGTTCTGGTGATCCGTCACTCTTCACAACAGAAGACGTTCTCACAGACTGCCTCCTCATTGAAGATGGCATTGGCCACGTTCTTTATGACACAGAAGAGAAGCTTCGCACAGCTCTTCGTGTAAAGGAAATCGTAACCGTTCCTGTAATGGAGAACCTCACACGCGTTGTTGGCACAGACACACGCTTCCTGATGGGTATCATTGTTAACCTCGACGATTATAATTTAGGCGCTGATAAGGGCGGAGCAGTCAATATGTTTGACGACTTCGACATCGACTACAACAAGCAGAAGTACCTGATTGAAACACGTTGCTCAGGTGCTCTCATTAAGCCTTTCTCTGCTATCACTGTAGAAATGGTTTATGGCTCTGCTGTTCTTAAGGTAGAACCGGAAGATCCGACTGACACAATTCTCGGAAAACTCGTAAGCTCACTCCAGAATAACATCAACGTATCTGACACAGGCATCACAGGTACTCTGAAGTATGTCACAGGATACACTGGATACAGCTCAGATCCTGCTGAACAGAACGGCAACTTCTTAGCACTTAAGTTCTCTGCTCCGACAGGTGCAACAACAACAATTGAACTCCTCGGCGGCACAACTGGCGTTAAGACTCTCGATAGCGACATGAACGCTGTTGTTAGAATAACCAATAAGCGCTCTCAGAAGATTAAGGTTGTATCCACAACTTCTGGCGGAGACAAGCTTACGAAGGTTCTCGACCTCAGCCTTCTCACTCTCGAAACCAACTAATCAAAATGAGCAATGGCTAGATTCTGTGGTAGCATAGGATTTGCCTTTACAAAAGAAATTTCGCCTGGCGTCTGGCAAGATGAAATAATTGAACGTACCTATTACGGCGATATTTTACGAAACAGGCGCCGGTGGACTTCTGGCAGTGGGGCAAACGATAATCTGAATATCGTTAACGAGCTTAGTATTGTCGCTGACCCATTTGCCAGTGACAATTTAACACACTTAGTTTATGTCAACTATCGTGGATCCCGATGGAAAATTGATACCGTCGAGATAGAGTATCCAAGAATAAAGATTGAGATGGGAGGAGTCTATAATGGCGACACGCCTAATGCTGCACAGTGAACTCTGTGTTATCCTTGGCAGTGATAAAGTCTATTACCAGCCACCATCTACCGTAAAAATGTCTTATCCATGCATCATTTACTTTGTTGCAACAGACAAACCTAAGTATGCAGATAATGCTATTTACAATAATCTTAAACGATACACTATAACGGTGGTCGACAGAAACCCGGACAGTGCAATTCCGGACAATCTTAGAAACGCTCTAAGATACTGCACGTTTGACAGGACATATGTGGCTGATAATCTCAACCACTTTGTCTTTTCTATTTATTATTAAGGAGGACAACATAATGTCTAAACTTGTTTGGGACGCAACTGGTGCCCACATTTATGAAACTGGTGTTAAGCAGGGTGTTCTTTATCCGATTAACTCCTCCGGCGTTTACAACATGGGTTATGTTTGGAACGGCCTTACAGCTGTTACAGAGAGCCCGTCAGGTGCAGAAGCAACAGCTCTGTACGCAGATGACATCAAATATCTCAACCTGTATTCAGCTGAGGAATTCGGTGCAACAATCGAAGCATACACTTATCCTGATGAGTTTGCAGAGTGCGATGGTTCCGCAGAACTCGCAAATGGTCTCATGATTGGCCAGCAGAACAGAAAGACATTCGGTCTTTGCTATCGCACTGTTCTTGGCAACGAAGTTGATGGCGATGCACACGGTTATAAGCTACACATCATTTATGGCGCAAAAGCTTCTCCGTCTGAGAAAGCATATCAGACAATCAACGACAGCCCTGAAGCCATCACATTCTCATGGGAAGTCAAGACGACTCCTGTTAATGTAACTGGCTACAAGCCGACAGCTTCTCTTACAGTTGATTCAACAACTGCTGATGCTGCAAAGCTCGCTGCTCTTGAAGCAATTCTTTACGGTGTAGACGCTCCTACATTCGACCAGACAAAGACCTACAAAGTAGGCGATTACGTAACATATTCTTCCGGCACACCGTCAGTCGAAAAGGTATATCGCTGCAAAACAGCTATTACCACTCCTGGCGCATGGGATGCAACAAAGTGGGATGAAGTTACCAATCCGGGCCCTCGTCTCCCGCTTCCAGACGAAATCGCACAGATTCTTGGTTAATTAATTTTAGGGTGGCTCAGAGATGGGTCACCCTCTTTTATTATTTTAGGAGGTAAATAATATGTTAAAAGAAACACGCACATACGTTGACTACAACGGGGTTGAAAGGACAGAAGACTTTTACTTTAATCTTTCAAAAGCAGAGCTATCAGAATTGGAATTAACAACCCCTGGTGGTTTTCAGTCATTAATTCAGAGCGTCACAGAAACAAAAGATGTTCCTGGATTAGTTAAAATATTTAAGCAGATCATTCTTATGGCTTATGGCGAGAAATCGGCAGATGGCAGACGTCTTATGAAGTCCGAAGAGATTTCAAAGGCATTCTCTGAGACAGAGGCATACTCTGATCTCTTTATGGAATTGGTTAGTGATGCTGATAAAGCAGCAGCATTTATCAACGGCGTTATCCCGAAAATGACAGACGCAGAAAGAGCTGAGGCAGAGAAGGCAATGGCAGCAGATCCAAGGCTTCGTAGAATGATGCCCCCTCAGAACAATCAGCAGTTTAATAAATCCCCTAACACCATAGGCTAAAGGAGGACGGGAATGCTTAACTTAACGATTCCAAAAGCTGAATTTTACAATGAAAAAACAGGCGAGTTTATCGCGATAGAAGAGCAGACTTTGCAGTTAGAGCATTCCCTTCTCTCAATTTCAAAATGGGAATCAAAATGGTGTAAACCGTTTCTAGATGTGAATGATAAATCATATGAAGAGACGATTGACTACATCAAATGCATGACTATGAACAAGGCCGTCGCCCCAATAACATACCAGTATCTGACAACGAACCAGATCGAACAGATAAAGGAGTATATTAATGCACCAATGACGGCCACAACATTTAGCGATAAACAAACCTCGAAACCAAGTCGGGAGATAATCACTTCCGAATTAATATATTACTGGATGATTTCCAACCAAGTGCCATTGGAGTGTCAAAAATGGCATTTAAATAGACTCCTAACCCTATTACGAGTATGTGAGATAAAGAACTCTCCTCAGAAGAAGATGTCAAGGAACGAGATAATGGCTCAAAACAAAGCATTGAACGCTGCAAGAAGAGCTAAATCCGGTTCTAAAGGCTAATCATGATTAAGATTAATTCTGAAGGTACGTTTAAGAAATCGTATCTCTACTACGAAAAACTATTAGGAGTCTTTGACAAAAACCCATTAGTCAAGTATGGCGAAATGGGTGTTCAAGCATTAAAAGAGAACACACCAGTCGATTCTGGAAAGACTGCCAACTCATGGGTGTATGAGATTAAAAGGACAGACCATAGTGCATCCATTACTTGGTCAAACACAAACATAGTTGACGGTTGGGCATGTGTCGCAATCTTATTGCAGTATGGACATGCTACCGGAACTGGCGGTTACGTAGTCGGCGTAGACTACATTAATCCTGCTATGAAGCCTATCTTCGAAGAAATGGCCGAAAAAATGTGGAAGGAGATAAAGAGCTTATGAGCAATGTAGTTGACAATAGAGTTGTATCGATAGAATTTGACAATGCTAAATTTGAGAAAAATGTTAAGACTAGTGTATCAACATTAAAGCATTTAGATAAAACGCTGAACGACATGTCTGGATCTGCGAAAAGTTTGGAAAGCATAGATAGAGCAATCAATAACATGGACTTCAGCAATTTGGCAAGTAATATCGATAAAATGGCTAATAAGTTCAGTTTCTTTAAAGAGGTTGCTAGCGGAGTTGCTAGATCGATAGGTGATTCACTTGTTGATATGGCAAATAGAGCAGTACGCTCGATATCGATGATCGACCAAATCAGCGTAGGATGGGACAAATATGCGAGTAAGACAGAGTCCGTTCAAACGATTATGTCGTCAACGGGTATGTCAATTGAAGCTGTAACTAAGCAACTTGAGCGATTAAACTGGTATACTGATGAAACTAGCTACAACTATACAGACATGGCAAGTAATATTGCTAAGTTTACTGCACAGAATGTTGGACTTGAAGAATCAGTAACCGCCATGGAAGGTATTGCTAACTGGGCGGCGCAAGCTGGTCAGAAAGCAGATGCCGCTGGTAGAGCAATGTACAATATTTCTCAGGCCATGGGTCTTGGATTTATGGGCACTGCTGACTGGAAGTCTATTGAGTTAGCTAATATGGCAACAACAACATTCAAGGAAACCGTTCTTGAGACAGCCGAAAAAGTAGGAACGCTGACAAAAGTGTCTGAAGGACTGTATAAAACAGTTGGCAAAGGCAGTGAAGTAACCGTCACTAACTTCAGAGAGGCATTATCCGAGGGCTGGTTTGACACAAATGTAATGCGAGCCACATTTAATGAATACGGTAAATTTAGTGATAAATTATACGAATTAACTGAAATTACAGGAAAAACAGCAACCGAACTTCTTGATATGATGGAGGCCGAAAAGAATGGCACCATAACATTAAAGGAATATGAAGACGCTGTAGAAGATACATCCATAACAGCAACTCAATTGAAAGGAATACTTCAGGGACTTAATGGAACAGAGTTTGATTTAAGTAGAGAAGCATTTAAATTGGGTCAGGAAGCAAAAACATATGCGGATGCTATTGGGGCTTTCCAAGATGCGTTTTCAACCTCATGGATGAGAATATTTGAATTGATATTTGGTAACTATGAAGAAGCAAAAGTAGTATGGACTGAGTTTACTAACATGCTTTATGATATTTTCGTAGAGCCTGTCAACTCTTTAGAAAGTCTTCTAAAAGGGGCATTTGCTTCTGATTGGGACAAACTTGTTGATAATGTTAACGATGCTGGAGTAAAAACTGAGGAATTTTATGATGCTTTAGCAGCAGCAAAAGGCGAATCGCGAGAAGCATTTGATGATGCTATAAAAGGCGCCGGCGGATATGAGAAAGCCATTAAAGAGGGCGTAATAAGCACTGAGATGCTAGACAAAGCGTTTGACGCTCTGGCTGGTACCGTAAAGACGACCTCTCCAGCAGAACAAATAGAAGCAGAAGTTAAGAAATTAAATGACGCTGTTTTGGCCGCAAGACGCGGTGAATTAGGGCACGGCGCAGATAGAAAGAAAGCAGTCGAAGAACTTGGATGGAATTACGAATATTTTCAGGATTTAATAGTTAAAACTCGAGATGACTATCAGATAACTCAAAAAGATCTTGAAAATATGGGTGTAACATTTGAAACATTAGCTGAAAGAACAGAAGAGTCGGCCAATAAATTAAAAGATTTAAAAAATGAAGCAAAAGGTCTTGATTTAAGCAAACTGTCAGGAGGAGATAATCTCAGGCAAGGTCTCGTCGATTTAATGGAACTTTTAGATAATATAAGCAGCGCGATACAAAAGGGTTTTGCAGACATTTTGCCAGAGTCACTTGGAGATACAATTTATAGTATATTAGAACAATTTGCCTTTTCTACAGAAAAGCTTAAAGGTATGTTTGAAGAAGGTATGCCGTTATTCCAAGCTGTAAGGGATACATTCGGCGGAATCTTCTCAATACTTAGCGCATTAGTCGGCGTTATTGGCGGGGTTATATCTCTTGGGGTAAAACTTTTAAATGCATTTCTCGTTCCTATTGGAAAGATTTTATTTGCAATAATTGGTAAATTGGGTTACGCCGTATCCTACTTATTTAAAAAAGGATCCGGATTACGTAAAGTTTATAAAGGTTTAGCAGACGCAATAGATTATCTTTCAGGATTCTTGAATGCTCTTGCGAACGTTATAGTCAACTGGCTTTATAGCATGCAGATAATAGAAAGTATCAATAATGCAATAGACAGCTTTGTTGAATTTTTAGGCAATGCATGCGACGCAATTGCTGAATTTGCATCAGAACTTTATGATGCATTCAAGGGTTCTGATCTTTATAAGTCAATAGAAACAGGTCTTTCATACATACTCAGCTATTTCGATGGTATTGGCACCGCAATTGGCGATTTCTTTATGGGAAACTACACATTATCGAGTTTGGCCGAAGAATTTAGCGCGTTTGGTGACGAAATGGCGGCTGTGTTTGGAAGAATAAATCAGTATTTATTAAGCGATGAATTTAAGAATACAGATCTTTATAAGTTTTTAAAGCTATTAGAAACTGGATTTAATAATTTCTGCAGCACAATACGTGAACTCAAAGATTCGGGGCTTAGTGCTGTGTCAAATGGTATATCATCAATCGGAGATTCTATCAGAGAGATAGTTCCAGAGTTTGATAGTATGTCATTACTAGGTAAAATTGGAACCATAATAACATTAGCGACGGGTGCTTTATTGAAAGGCATTGGTGAATTAGTAGTAAAAATCAGAGACAAAATTAAGAATACAGACTGGTCAGCAGTATTTGCATCAATAGTCGATAAGATTAGAGGTCTCGCACCAAAAATTCAAAATGCGGCCTCTGTAATAGTTCAAGCGTTAAGAAATGCGTTTAACAAAATCAAAGACCCGAACTTTAGACAGAGTGTGGCAGACAATATTTCCAAGATATTCCAAGGACTTAATATCGACTTTGGTGACTTTAGCCCAGAGGGAATTGCTAAAACATTGTTCAACATTATTAAAACGGCTGGAACTATTTTAGGAAGACTTATTGGTGGCATGTTTACCGGCGTGGGAGCAATCGCTAAAGCCGGATATGAATTTGTCAAAGCTTTTGTGCAGGGTATCGTAGATTCAATTCCCGGTTTTCCAGGATTTTATTCCGCTTTGAAAGAAGCTTTTGGTAAATTCTTTGATGGATTTAGTAAGTTTATGGGATCAGGAAGCGGAATTGACAAACTTCTAAAAACATCAAAGGTTGCGACATACATCTCATTGGCTCTTAAGGGTTTTAAAGGCCTTAGTTCTGTAGGAACGTTTTCTAAAGTGTTTGAGAAGCTGTTTACAGGAATAGGCGGATTAAATTACAGCATTAAAAAGATGGGGCGACAGGTAGCCAATATACTTCAGAATGTTTCTGGAATACTGAAGCAGGTTAAGGGCGCTGTAGCGTCTTACAAGCATTTAAACAATTCAAAAGCATTAATAAATGTTGGAAAAGCATTGTTATTGGTTGTTTTAGCACTTGCTGGAGTTGTTGGTATAGTTTGGGTCGTTACCAAGATGCTGGAAAAAGATGCAGCAAAGGTCAGAGAAGCGGCGGTAATAGTCGGCGTATTATTGTTAGTTGTCGGTGGAGTTCTTGTAGCCCTTTATGCCGTTACAAGTTTACTTAGCGCTGGAGAAGGCAATAAACTTGCTTGGACTTTCGCGTCTATAGCTTTATTGTTTGTCGGAATTGCTGGTTCTATGTGGATCTTTGCGAAAGCTATGGAAGAAATAACGAAGATTGACGCAGACGCTTTTAAATTAGGATTTCAACGTTTAGCCATGTTTCTTGTGGGAATTGCCGCAGTTGTCGCCGTTTTAATGCTTTTGCAAAAGCTAAAAATTGGAAAGAATTTTCTGACGGGTAACGGAGATTTAAAAGGCATTGGGATTGCAATGCTCGGTGTCGCTGGAGCCCTATACATTTGCTCTAGAGCAATCGAAAAGCTTGCAAAGCTAAAACTCACAGAAAGTCAAGCTAATGGCA